TCCAATTCTCGTCTAGTTTGCAAGCCCTTGCTTACTTTGTGATTAGCATATATATATTTGAGTATAAACTTACCCGCTGTTACATAGTCTTGTTTTAATAGCGCTTTATATATAGAGCTACTCTTGAAAGTGCCAATGCCAAGATTAAAAGTAAAGCTAACAAGAGCATCATATTGACACTGCTTAATAGGCATAGTAAGTAGCATGTTAAGCTGTCTATCAACCCGACTAACATCTTCCACCAAAAAGGCATCTACATCAGCCTGTGTAAAGCTTTTAGGGTAGCCGTCAGGCAAACGCTTACCATCATTAATAAGCCTACCATAGCCAACAGTCCACAAACCAATATGATCTTGATAGGGAGTAAGAGAGCAACCTTCAGATCGTTTAATGAGATTGATAGCATCTAAACTCGCTTTCATTTTTTAATGGCTAAATACATGCGTTCACCGATAATAAAGCTCATGCAAGCGCCTGTCATATCAAGAAACACTCCGACTATCGTAGCTGGAACACTTGGGCTATACACTACGACTATCGTAGCTAGAAGAATAAAACTAACAATCACATAACGGTAACAAGCTCTTAAATCAATAATCCATTTGCTTGGCTCACCGTTTGGAGTATCTAATTGTGCTAAAGCCTTGAGCTTTTCTGTTTCGGCTTCAATTAATTGTATGCGTTCTTGCATATTTTGTGGTTGTCCACCAGCGCCACCAGTTAGCTTTGCAAATATTCCCCTAACGCCATCAGTAAAAGCTGGAACAAGCGCTGGTAAAATTAAATTAATTAGGCTTCCCATTTAAAACTCCTCTAAATTAAATCCATAAATATCACAAACTCTTTTAGCCATTCTTTTAAACTTTTCATTATGTTGATCAAAATCATTGTGATAATTATACCATAAGCATAAATGAATCATTTCGTGAAGCATTGTTTGACTGACAAAATCCCAATTGGTGCATAATGCCTTGCTTAACTGTATTCTTGGCGGATCATTAACAAACCATCCAAACGCTTCGGGATCATTAACAACCTGAAATGTTACTTTATGACCTTGAGGCATTCTATATTCATTAAATGGCGGTAATGTTGCAAACGCTTTATAAAGCTTGCGTAAATTCTGTTTGGTCAAGAGTTTGGGCATGCACATAGTCGCTTTCAGTATATTTAACAATCCCATTGCTTGAGTAATACAAGTATGTGCCATTGTTTTCTTCTTGGGTCTTTAAACTATGGCACGGAGCGCATAAACTTTGAAATAAATTACTTTTAAATTTATTGTTATCTTGTCTGTGCGGGAATACATGGTCAATATGCTCTGCTGGAACAACTCGACCATCTAACAAACAGCTAGCACATAATGGGTTTACGCTTAATTGAGCTGTGCGTTTTTGTTTCCAATATGCGCTGTTGTAAAGCTTGCTGTTTGCTTTGTGTTTCTCTGTTGCTTGTCCGCCATGCTCAACACAAAAGGCGGAACGGTATGTTTTATTATTACGACAGCCTAACTCTCTACACTTCTGATTCGTTGGTGTTGATGGCATCAGGTTTAATCGTATCTTTTACAGTATTAACAATAGTGTCATTAACAACACTTTTCTTTAATAAATTTAATACAACATATTCAGCCGTATCAGGTTTAGCTTTGGCTAATTCAGCATCAACTTCTTTAGCGCTAAAATTCCATGATTGAGCTTCTGCTCTAATATCACCGTATGAGCCTGTTAATGTTTTAACTGCATCTTTAATGTCTGCCATAATTGTTCCTATCCTAAAAAAATAAGTTTGTATATTGTGCTATCAATCAATTGCTGAATTTCATCGCAAATGTTTTGTAGCTCTGTTTGACTGCCTACTATTGCTTTGTTTGCTCTAAAATAATCTGAAAGTAATGTTAATTCGGTTAATGCGTCAGGATTAGGGGATTCATAAACTGTAGGATATTGAGCTATTTGACCATTAACGCCTTGCCAAGCTTCAATTAATGAATCAGTTTGGTCGATGATGTCATTATAAAAAGTTTCGAGCGCTTTGTGCTGGGAGTAGGATTTAGTCTGTAAATGTAATATATGACCATTTGTTCCTGAATGTAATAGTTTTAAAAATAAATCTCCAACATTAATAGGGGATTCATTGATTGAATAGATTTGTTTCATAACAATTCCTAGCGATTCATGAAATAAATAGCAAAAGCCATTAAAATAACACCTAGTAGCAATTCTATCATAGTTTTACCTCTAGCAGAGTTAAAGTTTTGTGTAAAAGCTCTGATTCTGTTCCATACTTTGCTTCAAAAGTTTTTTGACCCGCATGGAGCGCAACACCGTGTCCGCCATTTTGATGATGATTAGGGCATAAAGGGATAGCCAAGCTCCAATGGCTACGCATAGCCAATCCAGCCCCATGCCGTATGTGGTGAATATGTGGAGCTGAATAACCATACCCAAGATTAAGGCAAACAATACAGCCCAATTTAGAAAGTTTGTCATAGTGCTTTTTCTCATCTTTGTTCATCCCAGCTCCACCCAAGTTGACCCGCCCATAACTCTACGCTTTCCTGATACTGCGCCATTTCTTTTATTGAAAGATTTGTAGTGCTACGGATAATCTCAACGGTTTTATTGTTAATTGTTTTCTGTTTGCGTAAAAATTTGTATCCCATAATGTCATGAACCTGATCGGGCGTATAACCTACATGGTCACCTATACTTTTATACAGCGCCCAAAGCCTGTCATTCTGATCGACAGAACGCTTATCTTTACTTTCGGTTATCGTAACCACCCATTTTTTCGAGAAATTTAGCTGTGACAGCTTCTCGATTAGATTGGGTAGGTTGTTTTCTGTAATGTGCCATTGCTTCATTCTTGGCGTCCTGTGGGTTGTCAAAAAATCCAATTAAATTAGACGGCATTTCAAATAATGCATATTTAGCTTTACCGCTTGATATGAGCTTGGCAATTGAATAGCCATCGGTAATGATTGCGTAATCACCATACTTTTTCCATTTAAATTGCGTATCTTGCATAATTATTTAGCCTTTATTGCGTTTTGCGCAAAATCCCTACTTATTTTGGGATAATTGCCTGGATTATCTAATATTCTATAAGCCCAGTCTTTATAACCATTCTTTTTAACTGATTGTTGAGCAATATATTCCATCATTAAATTTGCATGTTTTTTGTTAGCCTCTAAATCGACTGGTGCTGGCAACCTTAAAAATGTCGGTGACTTTGATCTGCATAATGAGATTATGTCAGCTGGCGTTGGCATGTGTTTTGATTCATTGGTGTGAGTGTCAAACGCCTTACAAACTACCTGGAAATCATAATGTATTAATTTTTTATACCAAACCTTAATGGAGTTTTTTTCCAAAGGTTGTTTTGAGTAAATCGTTGTTACTGTGTTCATAACAGCTATAAAGCCGTCTTGATCTTGTTCTGTCATATCTATCCCCTAATTAATGCTAAATCAATTATAAACCAAAGTCCAACAATTAAACCTATTACACCAAAAAACATTAACGATAATACAATGTATTTAATTGTCGTCATTCATTTCATCCCAATAATAAAGCAACACAGCGCCCAGCGTAAACATAATAATTAACCATAAAGCTACACCTATCACTTTACAAACCAACAACAAACTTGGAGCTGTCATAAACTTTAACTTCGGGTTGATGTTCTAATAATTTTACACCAATTAATTGTTTAGTGTCACCATCAAAAATTAATTCAATATTCATATCAGTAGGTTTTGTTTTGTTTTTTCTACTCATACCAATACAGCTATTGTTTGTAATGTGTGCATAACATCTATACACAATAGGTTCTTTTTTAACTGCTGTCTTTTGTTTTTCTGTTTGCATGGTTTTAAAAATCTCCTGTATGTTAATTTCGCCAATCATTTGCTTAACTAAAAATTCGAGTGGCATAATTCTTAACCTTTCCGACCAAAGTTTGATCGTATTCTTTTTTAATTAATTCAATTTGCCAAACAATTGACAATATCCATCCGTGAATAAAACCACATAATTCTAATTTTTGAGGTTTTGTTAATTTTGATTCGGGTGTTAATTTGTAAACTCTTAAAAATTCTTTTGTAGCGTTATCATCCATTTCATTTAAAAGTTTTTGTGTTGATTTTTTCATTTTAT